GGTGGACAGTTGGACAAACCGTCCACCTTCGCTTGATTTCCGCGCCATAGGGTGCCATACTATAAGAGTCAAAGGGATTTCACTTCATGCAACTCACAAACTCCGCTACCATTGTTGACTTCTTCCCCGAGGCATTTATTGCCGAGGCATGTGACATCAAAGGTATGAAAGTTGTCGTTAAGCGTTTCGTCAAGCGCGTTACTTTCCGTGCTAATGGTATGAAATCATACAGCGTTGTTGGTATGATTGATGCCAAGAATGAGTGGGCATCGCGTATTGCTAAGGGTGCTGAGGTTACTGGTTACAATACCGATAAAATGCCTCGTGAAGAGTATATGCCCATGGCGTGTGTTGGTTGATATGAGCGCCATGGGTTATCCTTTCGTTGATTACGAGCAAGCAAACTTTTCTCACACTTTCTTTCAAGATCTGATGCCTACTTTCCAAGAGTTCAAAGAAGCAAAACCCGCAAAAGATGAGCAGGTTTCTAATGTCCTCCACTATTCTGAGGTTCTTTGTGAAGCATTGACGCAACAGTTTAAGAGCAGTCATCCTAACTCTGACCCCTATAAGTTCTACATTGAGAGTGGTCGTAAGTATCACAAACTCATCATGGAGACTAACGGAAACTCCCGTAGTGTTCATGCCTTTGTTGATAAAAACTCTGGTGCTGTGTATAAAGCAGCATCGTGGAAAGCACCTGCTAAGCACATCAGATTTAATCTGCTCGATGATAACTCCCGCGAAGAATGTCTGTCCCGTTGTGATTGGGCAGGCAGTTATCTTTACATGTAAGTGTAGAGAAATCAAGGGGGAAAAAACCAGTTGACGCACTGGCACACTCCCCCTAGATTTCGCCCCGTTTTCGTGTATTCTATAAGAGTCAAAGGAACACAAGCAATGGCAACTCCGATCTTCACTCTCTCCCCCGAAATGCAACAGTCCTGGGATTATGTTATGGGACAAATGTTGTCCTTCGTTGATGATACAAATGCCGATGTAGATATGGCATACGATTTTGTCTGTGAGCAACTCGGAATTGACTCTTTTGTTGATAACGAAGCAGCATGGAATGACTTCTATATGACTTGGGAAGCAGCAGACAATCGCAATCAAATGCAATACAACTTCGCCTGATTCTTCTCACTAACTTCACTCAAATCATCATGATCCATCCTTACTACACAACATCTTTCGTAGATCGTGAAATGTTTGCTTACAATGCAAACTATCAAAAAGTCCAAGAAAAGAAGAAAACTGCGAAACAAGAACTAGAGCGTATTCTTGCTCAACCTGAAACACGAATCGGTTACGCTTTTCAGTTCTTGAGTGATTTTGGGGATGAACCAGAATCCCGCAAAAAATGTTACGATCAGATCGCAAAATGGTCTGATAAACTTGACACCTCTGAAGCACACTTCTGATGAAAAACTATCGAGTTCGTGTTGAAACTAATGACGGTTGTGTTACCATCTGGCATGAGAAATCAAGAGCAAAAAATGCTCATCTTCTCATCAATAATAGGGTCTACAATCAACTTTGTGGACTGAACATTAAAGAAGTTTCTGTTACTCCCTCTGTCTGAATCTAACTAACAACAAACAAATGACCATTTCCAATCCTTACGTCGAAAATCTTGTCCAAATGGGATATGATCGACAAGATGTAGAAGTTGCTTCTACGATGTTTCAAAAGAAAACTTTCCCTTGTGTTATTCACGGGCGAAAGTTTGAGACTGAAGAACAATACCATCAGGAACTCCATGAGTTCCTCAATGGCATGTAAATCGTCCTCTGTTCACTGTTACTAACCTTATCATGAATTACACTCTCAAACAACTCCAAGACCGCGTAAACACTCTGATTGAGCAACAAGGTGAAGATGCACATTGTGCCGCATGGATCTACACTGCTGAAGATTGTGTCATTGTAGATGATGACGGTGAGCACGACTTTGTTGCTGTAGATGATAAAAAACTCAGTGAAAAGATCTTCAATGAAGTAGGAAACATCGACTACATTTACCAAGTTATTCAAGAGTGTGTAGACGAAAATACAGAGGAGCAATATACATTACATCAGAAGGAGTTAGTGTAACAAATGAGAACATTCCTTGCCTTCCTGCTTATCATCATCGGCACTAGCATTGGCATCAACGCTATCAAACAAATCTCAAACTTTCAAGATGCAAAATTACAACGAATCTGCAAACAACTCCCCATCGGTGCATCCTACGACGAAATGTGCAAGGACTTCCGATGACATCATTCGCCGTTATTCACACATAGAAAGTGATGGTGATTGGGATGATATTCTCTCCCCTGATGATATCGAAGAGTACTACGAAAGACGACAATATGAGAAGATGATGCGTCGATAAAGTATAACTAATTCAACAAAAGTTTTCCACAGATGCAGAACTTCACTCTCGGTCAAATTGTCTCCTATAAACATCACACAGGTTACATCAATTTTATTGATCGAGAGTACATAACCATTTGCATTAGACAATACCCTAACTCTTACACAAAAAACAACCTAACTCAAGTCCTCTTAGTTATTCATCAACCCCTATGGAGTTTGATTCACTTTTCCACAGAAAATGCGGAGATTGTGGAAAACTATTAAATAAATCTATTTGTGTGTTTTATTCCCCTTAAATGTCTCCTCTTGTTGTACCCTTAGCACGCTTCCTAACAGATGTCAACCCCTCTGAACATATCGGAGATACTGATATCACCATTGCTAATGTATCGCTGTCTGAGAGTCATTTAGAGGGGGGTTGACAAAGTATCACAAACATGGTACAATTACCTTGTAGAGGTTCAGAAACAATGATCTATCTGGTTCACAACAATGCAAAGGAGATTGTAGGTGAGTTTGAGTCAATTTATGACATGGAAAAGTTCTTGGATGGTGTTAGAGAGGGAAGGGGAGAGAGATACCCTAACACTCAGAGAATGTCACCCTTTGATTATCTAAAATCTATTGGATGGTTTATGACAATTAAGGACACATCTCAGAGAGTAATGAAATTGTGCCAGTGAACAAAGTGTCACAGAGACCCTTCCATATGCCCCCTGATCGTGTATTCTATAGGAGTGGAAGGGAAACACACCTGACACACTCTAAACCCTCTCAAATCGCCTCTCATGCGTAAGATCGAATCCCAAATGTGTGCAGCAGTTCAGAAGAACATTGATTGGCAATCTTCCAACACTTCTGTACACTTTGACCCCGAAACTGGTGTCTCTGTTGTTCGTCTTCACGGCAACAAAATTGCTGAGATTGATGACACTTCCATGACAATCTTTGATGGCGGTTGGCAGACTAACACGACAAAATCTCGCCTTAATGCACTTTGCCAAGAATTTTGCATTGCTGGCGAAGGTGTTTTTCAGAAAAACTTCACCTGGTTTGTTCGTAAGTTTGTTGGACAAAATGGCACTGAGAAAGTATTCGTGACCGAAGAATTCGACAACGGGTTCATCTTTGCTTGACACTTAGGCAGTAATTTGTTATACTGGGGGCAGTTAAATTAGCCCCCTTAAATATAAAAAACGGCCACTACCCTAACCTACAAAGGTTCCCCAGAGCGATCAATATATTATTCAAGAAGCAATTCGCCCAGGATTTAAAAATTTTTTCGGAGGTATAAAATGGACCCCAAGACTCGTGTAGAACGCCAAGAAGATCGTGTATGGTGCTTAGAGCAACTAATCCGTTTAGAGGGGCATCTAGACCCTCGTATGTACGAATGTGCAGACTATGCGACGAGTGCAGGGTTAGTGAAAGATATTAAAGATCTATATACACTATGGGTAGAGTGGAAAGTAGATAATCCTACAGATAATCCCCAGGTCAATAAGTTATAAAGGAGAATTATGTCCAAGAGATTCACAGTTACTATCGAAGAGGATGAATTTGGTGAATTGATTCTTCCTATTCCTGATGATGTATGTGATGAACTTGGATGGGAAGTTGATGATATTTTAGAGTATAGTATAGAAAGTGACCAATCATTTACTTTAAGGAAAGTTACCAATGAAACCGATGGATCCGTGGGAAAATAATGAAGAGGCACATTATGTCTTAAACGAATGTATAAAGGCATTAGGGAGTCGTATAGAGGTGATTGAGAGTGTATTAAATCAATTAATGGATAGGGTTGATAAAATGCATGACAAATGTTATAATGATTGTAATCCACTACAAGAGGACTAATGGCAACAAAAGCAAAGACTGGTTTAATGAAAGACAGTTGGGTGGAAGGGCATCCAAAAAAGACTCGTCAGGGGCGTTCCACGCATACTAAGTTAAGTGCTACGAGTCGTAACGGCAAGAAAAAACCATATCGAGGTCAAGGGCGCTAAATAATTGCAATAACGATGTAATCAATTAGTCAATGGCTAAAGATGTAAGAGAGAGGGATTTCGAGGTCCCTCTCAAAAAATATAAAGATATAGATTTATGTTTTAAGAGAAATCCTATAACTGGTGATATTGCCGTTAAGAAGGATGAAAGAGCAATTGAGCAAGCATTAAAGAATGTAATGCTAACACGAAAGGGTGAAAAACCATTTGCTCCTAATGTTGGTAGTACTATTAGTGATATATTATTTGAACCAATGGATGCATTTAGTGCAGACCGTTTAGAGCGTGAATTAATTGATAATGTAGGACAATTTGATGAGAGAATTAGAATTATTGATGTTGAGGTAAGAGAAGATAGATCAGAATCTGGTTATATATGTCGTGTAGATTATAGAATTATTGGTGAGCCTATTGTCGAACAACTTAATTTTGTACTCAAAAGACCTGGAAGCTAATGTATCCTACTAATATTACGCAATTAGATTTTAACGATATACGAGAATCGATTATATCATATCTAAGAACTCGTCCTGAGTTTAGTGATTATCAATTCACTGGTAGTACATTATCGTATTTGATTGATATTTTAGCATATAACACATATTACAGTGCGTTTACTGCGAATATGACAGTGAACGAATCATTTTTAAATTCAGCAACAGTTCGTGATAATATTGTAAAACATGCAAAAACATTAAATTATACTCCAACTTCTATTGCTGCATCTACTCTTGATATAACACTTAAAGTACAAACTACAGCAGTTAATGGCATTTATCCAAGTACTTGTACTGCTAGGAGAGGATTTGCTGGAATTTCTGGCGATTATGCCATGAATTTAATTAATGACACCACTGCAGTAGTAGATCCTACAACAGGTGTTGCTGATTTTGGTCAAGTTTCATTAAAAGAAGGTACTCTTATAACATTCAGTTATGTTGTGAACACCTTTGCTCGTCAGGTTTATCAGATTCCTACTCCTGATGCTGATATCAGTACATTAAAAGTATTTGTAAAGGCAAATGAATCTACTGTTACAGCAGATATTTACAATTTAGCAGAGAATATTACAACATTGACAGCTACTGACCGGGTATATTTCTTATCCGAGGGTAATGATCAAAGATATGAAGTGCAATTTGGGGATGATATTTCAGGAAGAAAACTAAAAGATGGTGAGGTTATTGTATTTGAATATGTTGTAACTAATGGTGCAGAAGGAAATGATAGTAATCTAATAGATTTTAACGGTAGAATCGTTGATAGTAATGGTAGATCTTATACAAAGTCAGATACTACTACAAGTGTAGTGCAACCTTCTTATGGTGGTGGTGATGCAGAAACAGTAGAATCTATAAAATATAACGCGCCAAGATATTATTCAGCGCAATATAGGGCAGTTACTGCGGAAGATTATGCAACTATTACTAGAAAAATCTATAGTAATGCGGATTCAGTTGTTGCCTATGGGGGAGATTTACTAAATCCACCAATTTACGGTAAAGTTTTCATTGCAATTAAGACCAAAACAGGATCAACTCTTAATGATGCGACGAAAAAGAACCTTTCAAATGATTTAAGGCGATATGCAATGGCATCAATTGATCCTGTTATCATTGATCCTGATATACAATATGTTTATCCTAAGACATTTGTTCAATATAACACTGCATG